ACAGAAGATCAGGAAATACTTCGACACCCCGTATTGGAAAAAGATTAAGATATCTAACAAACATGGCGAATATAAACCTACACAACGTATCAAAAGCTGAAGAAGAGCTACAGCTAGCCTATAAGGACTTAATTGCCTTTGGGAAGCTATTTCTTCCAGATGATTTTGAAAGATCGGAAACACCATTCTTCCACTATGAAGTGGCTGATGCTTTACAGAATGAAGATCTTAGACAGCTCGCAGTTATATTGCCTAGGGGTCACGGTAAAACTGTTCTTACCAAGTGTAACATCCTACATGACTTCTGCTTTACAAAGGAACCTTTGTTTTATGGATGGGTAGCTGCAAGCTCTAAGATCTCTGTACCTAACTTAGATTATATTAAGTACCATATTGAATTCAATGATAAAATACGCTACTATTTTGGTGATTTAAAGGGAAGGAAATGGACTGAAGATGATATCGAGCTTAAAAACGGCACTAAACTTATTTCTAAGAGTAACCTATCTGGTATTCGTGGTGGTGCCAAGCTTCATAAAAGGTATGACCTTATTGTACTGGATGATTTTGAAGACGAGAATAATACTATCACTCCTGAGTCTAGGGCGAAGATTTCCAATCTTGTTACCGCTGTTGTCTTTCCTGCCTTGGAACCGAAAACAGGAAGACTTAGAATAAACGGTACACCTGTGCACTATGATAGCTTTATTCAAAAGATTTTAGTCGGACATGAACAGGCTGTTAAGGAGGAGGGGGATTATTCTTGGCACGTTATAACATATAAAGCCTTAATGGATGATGGTAATACTCTCTGGCCTTCATGGTTTGGACATAAAGAGATGGAGAGAAAAAAGAAGTTTTATGCTGATTCTGGAACACCACAGAAGTTCTACCAAGAATATATGATGGAGGTGCAAAGTGAAGCAGATTCAATTTTTAATAGGGATCATATTAAGTATTGGGATGGCACTTTTACTAAGGATGATGATACAGGCCTTACATACGTCATCCCTGATGGAGATGACCCTAAGCCTTGTAATCTTTTTGTAGGAGTAGATCCTGCCACAGATAGTGCTAGGAGAAATACCGATTATAGTGTTATTATTGTGATAGCGGTCACAGCAGATAATAACGTTTATGTGATTGATTATGTCCGAAATAGGACACTACCAGTACTTGGAGTACCTGGTACTGATAACAAAGGAATAGTAGATTATATATTTGATTATGCTAAGTTTTACAACCCCACACTCTTTACGATTGAAGATACAAGTATGTCTAAGCCTATATTCCAGGCTATACGTGCAGAGATGAGGAGACGTAATGAGTTTATTATTCCTTTTAAGGAAGAGAAGCCCGGAACTAGAATGAGCAAAAGAGATAGAATACAGGAGATACTTGCTCAAAGATTTGCAGTAGGTCAGGTACATATTAAGAAGATGCAATATGACCTGCATAGGGAGATAATGACATTTGGGCCAAGAATGGCTCACGATGATACGATAGATGCTTTAGCTTATGCATGTAAATATGCACATCCACCGACTGGTTTACAGGAATCAAGGGATGGATGGTATAAAAAGAAACCTCAAGCTAGAAGCTGGATAACAGCATAAGGAGAATAATATGCCAAAAGGGCCAGGAACATACGGAAAGACAAAGGGTAGACCACCTAAAAAAACAAAGAGTAAGAAAAGGAAATAGATAATGTCAAGTAAAAGGCTAGACTTATTTGATCATGATAAGAAGGCAAGATCTAAAGGTGCTCAGCATATATGACCAGACAAAGGTACGCCACACCCAGTTAGGGAAAGGCATAAAAGAAAGAAGAAATGATTAAACTTATCGTATTTTCTGCACTTCTTAATACAGGAGAGATGCATGCTATGCCACCAGAGGATACAAAAATAGAAGCTAGAAGGCGTGGTGGAAAAGGAGACAGGAAGCGTAAACGTGGTGGGAATGGACTTAGATAATGGCAGGTAATGGTTAGACATGATAGGGTTGACAAATGTTATAATCAACCTTATAGGGTTGACATTAACAGGGTTAAATTGAAAGTATACTTACAAAATAGCAAGGATTAATTTAAATGTCCACTGGCTTATGCTGGTGCTACAAGTACTACCTCGCTTATGCAGGTCGGAAAGAATGAAAGAACCTCGTTACATAAACGGGAAATATGGGGGTGACAGACCATATCCTTGCTGTAATTCACTATAAATGATGAGTTATGGAAACAAAAAGTACTAATAATTGGCGACAGTTTATAAGGAGAAAGAATGCGATTTCTTAGCCACATATTATATCATATAGGACATATTTGCTATAGTTTACATTTGTGGGCACTTTACCAGAAGATAATGTCTTATTCGGTGAAGCTAGATAAGGAATATAAAGTGTGGGAAAGTGTTAATATAAAGAAGGGTGGTGGTGGATTACGATAATGATAAAAAGCGTTAAAGATATAATGGCAGGAATGTTAGCCGAATGGCTGTGTAAAGATTTTGGATTGTTAATAGACGAACCTTCAGAGAAGGAAATAGCTGAGACTTTAGAAGAGCATAATAAGGAAGTGCTTGATTATGGGGTTAAAAAGAGATGAGATGTTCCAAGCAACACGTATATTAAACCTATTAGTTGGATTATTGAATATATATTTCTATAGTCTAGGTGGTGGTTATCATTTATTGGGAATAGCAATGCTCAATGTAGGAGCATGGGCCTTTACCAGAGGAGTACATAAATGAATTGTGTTATGGAACTTATTATTAGGATTAATATTTTTAGGATCTAATCGATATGGTGTTTATATTACAGATGAGTGTCCGCAGGAGAGTTACAGCTGCCCAATAATATGTGATGTAGATCACATTCACCTACCAATAGAGGAATGTAAGAATGGCAAAACAGAACAAGAAAGTAGACCAGATTCGACAATTATACCATCTGGCAGACAGCTCAACGAGGAGACAGTGGCAGCAAATAAATCAGAAAGGTTATGAATTTGCCCACGATGAACAGCTAGCATCAGATGAGAAGGATTCCTTGGAAGAACAGGGAATGCCTACATTTACAATTAATCGTATACTTCCAGTTGTTGAGATGCTCAATTTTTATGCTACAGCTAATAATCCCAGATGGCAAGCTATAGGGGTAGAGGGTAGTGATTCTGATGTGGCAGCAGTGCTTTCTGATCTTACTGATTATGTTTGGCATAACTCTAATGGCTCTACACTTTATACTAATGCCATTAATGATTCAGTTACTAAGGGTATTGGCTATCTTCTTGTTACTATAGATAAAGATGCTGATAATGGCATGGGTGAAGTAGTTATACAACAACCAGAACCTTTTGATATATTTATAGATCCTAAGTCAAGAGATATGCTTTTCCGTGATGCAGCCTTTGTTATGATTCGCAAGGTATTACCTAAGAATCACTTAATGAAGATATTTCCTGATCAGAAGCGTAAAATTGCTAATTCAAATAGTGATGATCAGTCACAAGCTACATATTCAACAAGATCCTTAGATCAAGAACAGAAATTATTTACATATAATGATGATGTAGATTCAGATATGGCAATAACTGCTAAGGGAGAACAAGATCAATTAGTTGAATTCTTTGAAATGTATGAGAAGATAAAGGTTTCTTATATGAATTTATTCTATCGCATACCTCCTGATGAAGAACAGTTAAAAGCTATAAGACAGCAGGCGGATGTGCAGTTAAAAGAGATGCAAGCTGAAATGGAAGTGCAGTTATTAGAGCAACAGCAACAAATGCAGGAAGCAGTCCAAGCTGGTGAAATGTTGCCAGAGAGATATGAACTTGAAATGCAGAAAGCTCAAGAAATGATGGCACAGCAATTACAGGTGGCTGAACAGGAAATTATGAGTCAACTTCAAGCAGAAGCGTCTAAGATTGAGAGCAAGATTATAACTGAAAAAGAGTTTAATATCTTAATGAAAGATCCACAGATAGCAAAGAATGTTGTGGATAAGGTACAGTTTTATTCTACTCGTGTAAAGCAAACTTGTTTAGCAGGTGATAAGCTTTTATATGAGCAAGTTCTATCTGATACTATTACAGAGTATCCATTAGTTCCATTTCATTATAAGTGGACCGGAACTCCATATCCGATATCAGCTGTCTCACCACTTATTGGTAAACAGCAGGAAATAAATAA